AAAGCCTCAACAGCCGGCTCCAATTCCTCCACCGAATCCTGCGTCGATCAATTTACAGCAAACGCTTAGGAGTCAATAACCGTGTCGATCTACTCCATCGGTGCACGAGCGTTTGACGACCTACGCGGGGCGATCTGGCTACCGACACCGAACCACGAAACCGAACACCGACCAGGCCAGGATGGGCTTAGCGTTCATTCCACCGGTCGACGCGGCCGAGAGTTCGAACTGGTCAGTTCCGTCTACGCTTCGAGCTGGGCAGACGCGGCGGCATTGGGGATCGTCTACCATGCCGATCCGTCGTTAGCACCGCTGAACATCGTACGTGGGACAGAAACCTATGCCGCGACTTCGATCCGGTTTGTTTGCCTTGGGGTGACGTTGGAACCAGTTCGCGAGATAGTTTCATGGTCTGGTTTGCGAGTGATTTCCAGTGTGTTGACGAGGGTCACCGTGTCGCCTGCGTTTTTAGTGACCGCGCGTTGGCAACTGGTTGCGATCGATACATCGCTCGCGATCGGTTACACGCCGGCACCGCCACCGTAGTGGATCGCTCCGCGGTCCTCTTTGCAGGTTTAGAAAAAGGATTGCGGAGCAATCCACTACATTACCAACACGAAAAAGGATTGCGGAGCAATCCACTACTTTACCATGCCAGTTCCAACACCTGTCGACAATATCGCTTCCTTTGGCTCGACGCTCGCATTCGATGCCAATGCGATCGTATCAATCAAGCAATCGTGGTGGGATAATTGGACGCTCCGCGAGGATCTGACCTGCACGGCGGTAGCCTGGCAAGTGGCTCCGAACGTCGGCTATTGCCAAGTTCATCGACGCTACGGACCGACGACCGAGCGCGACGGGTCGTTTGTAAACAGAACCAGACTCAACCTGGATGGATGGTACGTGCGAATCGAAGTCTTCTGTCCCGACGGTTCACGATTGTGGCACGGATTTATTGACGACACCGGAGAGGATGAATCTGGATTCGTTGCCATGAATGAGTTGGACGTCGATCTAGAACCAATCGTTGTCCAACGACCGACAGGAAAGCAAACGTTTACCGGCGTCGGAATGCTTGCGGCGCTCGACAGATCGCCGATCCTCGCGACGATGTTCCGAACGACAGAAGCGAATCAAGGTGTCGTTTTTTTCGACGGTCCTGATCTCGAGGAAATGCGATGGGCCGAAAGTGCTCCGCATTTCAATCCAACCGTACAAGCGGACGAAACGAAGCGGAACGTACGACAGATCGAGACGCGAACGAATGCAGAGTACGCTGTTCCCGATCAGACTTCACCGACTGCTGACGCCGCATCGTATCGCGAAACAAACATCTTTGGTTGGGTCGGCCTCTATTCAATCACCGACGATTTAACCACGTTGAGCCTATGGAATCCGCGTCAGATCGTTCAATACCTGCTCGCGTATGCATCGCCTCGCAATCGCGATTTCCAAGAGGTGATGCCGATTTTCCTCGACAGCGAAACGCAGATTCCTGACTTTGGCAATCCTGAAATCGATTGCGACGGAATCACGTTGAAGCAAGCACTTGATCGGGTTTTGTCCGAGAATCAAGGTTTGGGGTATTCGTGTTACGTCGACGAGTCGACCAACCAATTGCGAATCGTACCGTACACGATTCTTCGCGAAGCTATCACGGTCGGTACCGATACGATCGCAGCCAACGCGGTTCAATTCGATCTCTATCTGGTTACCGATCCGGTCACGCAATACACGCTTCAACGTTCGATCTCGTCACGGTTCAATCAGGTCGTGATTCGCGGAGCAAAGCGACGCAAGGTTTTTAGTTTTGGTTTTAATAGGTTCCTTTCTCAAGGCTGGACAGCGGCAGATTACACAGCTTTTGATACGGCTTTCCCAAATCCTCCGATGCCAGATCTGGCCAGTCAGAACGCACGCCGTGATGGACTCGAGCAAGCGGCCTATCGACACATCTTTCGCAACTTCGTTTTGCGATCAACGTGGGACTTTCGAGTTACCGCCGACAATGTGAATTACACCCATATATTTGAGAATTCCAACGTATTCAACATAAACCCCGAAGACGGTCGATACTTTGCGTATCCTGGAAGACTAAAAATAATGGATCTATTACCGTTGAAAGACGGTGTTCTTTACAATTCCGGTTCACTTCTGACACGTCACAAAAACGCACGGACACCGTTTCGAAAACTCAACTTGTACAGCCCAGCACACAGCGACACGTTCGGAGCGGGTGGCTTATCGGATGTCATGAACGGCGTCGCAAAATCGTGGGTCGATAGAGCTAAACGGCATACGCTTTACTCAATAAACGATCCAGACTATTCAGTCGACGTGAAGCCCTTGAAATCAGAACACTCGATCGGAGTTTCAATCGATGTGATCGGTGGCCCTCAAACAATCATGAGTGGTATCCTCGATGAGTTTTATATCCCGCATTTGCCGCCGTTGCTTCATGAATACTTGATTGTTTTGTTGGCAATAGAAGACGACCGCTACTTTGAACGGGTGTATCCGGCATCGGACGACGTTGTAGAAGTTGACAACGTATTCCGAAAGGTTCTCGACTTCGGCGAACGATTCCAAGAAGTTGTTTTGATTGAAGATACATTCGTCGGCACAGAAAACGACATTTTTCAATTGCGAGATGGGACCGCATTTGTCCGAAACGACGCAGCGGAAATGGAGACGCTCGCGCGGCAAGTTTACGAATTTTACAATCGCACGCGGCACATCTTGCGAGTCAACACGCGACGCACGACCGCATTGATTTGGCCGGGGCAGTTTATCAAGGACCTCAACCCGATCGAAGCTCCAAACAATCAGCACGCGGTTGAAGTGAATTGCATTGTTTCCGAGGTTGCGATTACGTTACCAGTCGGTACCGGCGGAGCGGAAACAAAACCGAGTTTCTCGATCGTCACGAATCGCGGCGACATCGATTTTCTCTACTACGCTCCGAGGACAGTCTAGCATGACATTCGGGGCACCAATTGCGTTCAAGTCGAAACAGGTCAAATACGTTTGGAATCCAACGACGAGCGAGTTCGATAAGATCGTTACGACGCTCGGCGATCAGATGCTGGCCGGAATCCAATTCGAAGGGACCGACGCAGCTCCGACGTTTCGGAATCTGACTCCACGCGTCGGCAAGTTTCTTGCAATCCTCCAAGTATCGACGCGGCACGAACACGTTATCAAAATCGAGTGCGATGGCAAACAAGGGTACTGGCCTCGCGACACTTGGACGCAACCGACTGACATCACGTTCAACACCCCTGGGGGGGCATCTTCGCTGTCGATGCCGATCTCGATCGATATTGTCACGAGCGTCGACAGAGTTCACCAAGCACTCAGCCACGTTTCTTTCGTCGACGTGTGCGAGTTGGACGAAGACGAGGTTCGTGAGTTTGCAATAACAACCGACGATCTGGAATTTGACTATGAATTCATTGTCTTTCGGATGCTGCCAGACGGATTGAACGTCGATTCGAGAATAGCCAACCGGGTTGATATTCCTTACGTCGGATCTGGATCTGGTTGGTCGATCGTGATCGTCGACGATCCGATAGAGTGGTTTAACTTTCGACAGCGTTGGAGGAGGTTTACTTCAACGAGTGGCTCTCCACTGGTCGCGACTGTTAATCCGACTTCGTGGAGTTCGTTGGTTCGAAGTCAGTTCAGTCACTCGATGACCTTGCGTTTTCGGCGATCAGGTGCGATACCGTTGCCGACTTCATCGTACACTATCACCGTCGAGGTCCGATCCTCGAGCGGAGCGATAATCTACGAGACGTTTTCCGTCGACGTCCTATCGACGGGAGAGATCGAAACGCAAACAATAAATTTGCCGCTGAATCAAAGTGATTTGCAGATTCGATTCAGCGTTCCGGCGAATGCTCGATTCGAATACCAGATCTATACGGAGCGAACCTATGCACCATAGAAAAGGACGCGATTACCAAGCGGCAAACGTCGGCTGGCTATGGAAACAGCAACACGTTTACACTGGCGGCGAGAACGATTCGAACTTCACCGGCACGCGACAGATAAACAAATACGGTGATTCGCAAGCGGTCGGATTGGTGACAGATCGCTACCGATTCGCTTGGGTTTCAATGCCGCGATTTAGGTTGCCCGCGGCTCGATGGGTGCTGTGGAGACGACGAGCGACAGCAAACCGACTTGGGACTAACACAGCTTTAGCAACGCCAGCAATTACTTTTACTGCACATACTTCGTTGTTGTTGACGACGAGCGTTAGAAACGGTGGTTTTGGTTGGGGATCGACAGTAACCAACCAAACTAGCCAAGTGAGTGACACGTTTACTGTCGATTTTCCGACAGCTCAAACAGTTGCCCTTGGTTCAACGGTTCTGACACTTACAAACCTTGGGACTGAAGTCGCAATGGTGAAATTGTGATTGGTGAACTTTCTCGCACTGTCGCGAGCCAAATTATCGCATTCACGGCATCGCCTTCGATAGTTGAATATCGAGACGAATCGATAGTGATGGCAGTCGCTCGATTGGTTCGATCTGTCGGCAATAGATCAGCGACGTTGTTTTTCGAAACGATCAACACAGACGATGAGGTCGTCGATCAAAAGCTGTTCGCCGTTCGCGTGGCTCATGAGTGGAACGGCGAATTTATCTACCTCGCCGATCGATACACGCAGTCAAGCATGAGCGGTGCATCCGTGTTCTCAAACGTTTGCGAAACAGTGCAGTTGTCTGCCGGCTTCATGGATGGATTCAACTCGATAAGCGATTCCTACCCAATCCATTTCTTTGAGAGGACTGGGTTCTATCACTACAGAGGAATAGAAGCCAAGTGCCGAATATCACCTTGGCCAACGAGTTTCGTGAATGGAGTTCATACGATTCGATCTCCAAAAGTATCGATCTTTCGACTCGTTGCAACGCACACGAAAAGATACTTCGTTCGAAGACGCGCGAACTACGTTCCGAACGATGCAGCCAACCCGTTTCTTTTGGCTCCGAGTGGTGACAACACCGTCACGGCCGGCGAGGCCACAGGTGAATTTACCGAGGGAATGGTCTACACTGGTGACGAACACCCAGAAATATCGCTTACCGGCGCACGTCGGCCATCGATCAGAACGCACGCAGAACGAACGGACATCGAACCGTTTTACTATCTGGCCGACTTGCGAGGTGGTAAAAGGATGCGAGTCACGTATCGCGAATTAGACGAAGGAACTGGCGATCCTGTCATGTCCAACGAATACCCTGAAGACGGTACAGCCAGGTCGGATCAAACGATTATCAACAGCGGAGCAATTGGGCCTGGCGGCAGCCTGAACGGTGCAACGTTCGGCGGCTCGCAATGCACGTTCATTCCGCTAATGTAGTGGATCGCTCCGCGGGCCAAACACTAAGAAAGGATTGCCGAGCAATCCACTACGATGCCACCAGAAACTTTTTGGAAAATCACCTTCGTCTCGCTACTCCTCAACCTCGTCGCATTGGTCGTCGTCGGCGTCGGCTGGGCTGTCTCTTCACTATGGCAGTGGTTGTTCCTATAATCCGAAGGTATCCATAGAAAAGGCCCATACTCAGCGATGCAATGGACCCAACTACAACAACCGACGGACTGGTGGAACAGATTCGACACAGATACCAATCTGGGGAATCGATAAAACGGATTCAACGGGAGACCGGCGTCGACCCGTCTAGAATCTATCGCTCTATCCTGACCGAACACGACCGTCGGCGATACGGTCGGCTAACCGAGTCGGCGAAACAGTACATCGACAATCACCCGATGGAACCTATCCGCGCCGTGGCTCGCGTCGTAGGCATCTCGAAAACATCGGTTCAGCGATACCGCAACCAATCGGAAGCGATCTACGACGAGCCGATCGAAGTACATTTCGCAAACGTATCGCATCGCTGCCCCGTTCACGGCCGCGTCGACGTAATGCCATGCGTTGCGTGCGCAGCGATGAAAAACCGTTCTTAGTGCTTGGTTCTTAGTTCTTCGTTCGTGGTTCTTGGTTCAACGAAGCACCAAGAACCAAGAACGGTTTTACTTGCAAATTCGGGACACTCCGACCGCGTGCGGTATCTTCTCAAGAATGGCCACAATCGCAGACTTACAATCACGAATCAGCTCCGCAATCGCTGCGTTAGACAGTGGAAACTACGCTTCCGCCGTGTCTCTCTGCGAGGGAGCTCTACTCCTGCTCGCGGTGATTCCCGATACCCAGTTCGATATGAACGACCGTATCGAATTCGACCGAGCCGGGGCGACCGCCGCTATCAACTCCGTCATTCGTCGAGCGAAATCAGCCGCCGCCGCGCAAGTGTCCGGCGGACGTGATCAACTCGTGAGGTACACCCGTGGATAAGATGCCAGCCTATTTCGGGACTATCGATGTCGGTACCGCTTGGGGTGCCGTAGAGGTAGACTACCCACAGCAACACGTCGCACGACGTTGGGAAGCGGCAGAAACCAACCGGCTCAACGAAGCACACTGGCAACCAGTCTCCGACGAGATCAACGACGCACTCACCGCCGACATCAAGTTACTTCAGCAACGTTGCCGGCACGAAGCGAACAACAATTCTGTGATCGATGGCGGTATCGAAACGCACGTCACCAACGTTGTCGGCTCGACCGGCCCGACGTTGCAAGTGCTCACGGATGACGATCGATTCAATAGCGAAATCGAACAACTTCTAAAGTATTGGTCGGCGAACTGCGAGTTTCAAGACGATTTGAGTTTGGTCGATCTTCTCGAGGGCTGGACCGCTCAATACTTGTTCAACGGCGAAATGTTGGTTCAAGAGATCGTCGGCAAAGGAATCGCGGATTATCGGTTGCACGATCTCGGGGCCGAAGCGTTCGATATGACGATTCAAAACCCCAACATCTACGGCGGGATTGAACTGGATGAAAACCAGAAAGTGAAGTTGTATCACGTCTGCGACCCAGGCAACCCAGGGGATAAAGCAAAACTCCCGAAAGAATTCACGCTCCATTGTTATCGTCGACGGTTTGCGATGCAACGGCGCGGATTGCCACCGATGGCGTCATCGTTGCCGACCGCTGCCGATATGCGTGACTATGACGACCAAGTGCAAGACGCAGCTCGGGCCGCTGCCGATTACTCAGTGATCATGTATTCCGATCACCCCGACGCGGACTTTTCCAAGCCACTCAACGAAAACGTTGCGGTACGTCGGCGAACGCGTTCGTATGCTCCGCCTGGTTGGAAACCGTTCGAACTGAAAGCTAGTCAACCAGGTATCACGTACGACAGCTACCGGGAACAGCGTCACACCGATTTGGCTGGGACGCTTGGCGAAATGCCGTTGATGATTTTTCGACGGTCGGCCAGAAACCACAACATGAGTTCCGCACGATTCGACGGCGCACGGTACGGAAAAGCAATCGACCGATTCCAACGCCGGCTAGAACGTCGCATGCTCAATCCCGTTCTACGTCGATTGGTTCGAATTGCTCAGATGTTGAAGCTATTGCGACCAACGCCCATGAATCGGATTTCACGCAAATTGCAATACGACTTTCCGCATTGTGTGTTGCCTATCGCATGGACTTGGCCAAAGCCTCCACCGGTCGACGCATTGAAGGATTCGATGGCACAACGCATCCAGTTGGAAAACGGAACCAAGTCGTTTACGCAGGTTTGCGCAGAGAACGGCGATCGATCCGACGAAGTGATTCGACTTCGAAAGAAAGATAACACGGAACTTGCTGCGAACGATCTACCGCCGATCATCGGAGCGTTACCGGTGACGGATGTCGAATTGATCAAGTCAATCTATTCGTTGGATGACGAAGAACCAGACGCAACGCAAGAAGAATCAACGGAAGAACCGAACGCAAATCAGACGGACGAAAGCACACCCACGGAGCCGCAATAATGCCAGCCAATGTAGTGGATCGCTCCGCCGATCCTGTCACTGCAAGAACAAAAAAGAGATCGTCGGAGCGATCTACGACAATTTGCCGAGCCGCAACCGTCGTCGATCCGTCACCGACAACGCTCGACCGCGAGAAACGCACGGTTCGTGCAGTCATAGCCACCGATTCACCAGTCACCGTCTACGATTGGGAAAACGATGTAGAGTACGACGAGGTTCTCGTCCCGTCCGGCATGGTCGAACCAACACGCATGAAATTGCGAGTCGATCACAACACGTATCGATCGCTTGACGTGATCGGTTCCGTGTTCGATTTCACGATCACCAAACGAGCAGTCGAGGCAACGCTCCGATTCTCGCGAGCGTCCGACGTGGAGCCAATCTTTACACGCGTTGCCGAACGGGATCTAGATTCCGTTTCCATCGGTGCACGCTACTTGTTACGCAACACGAAATGGTTGGAGCCTGGACAATCACACGAAGTCGACGGGGTGAAGTACACAGCACGGAAGATCCCGATGCGTGTTGTGCTGAAATGGGAACCGAGGGAAACGTCTATTGTGGATGAGCCTGCGGATTCCAGGGCGTTGATTCGTGGTGCTAAGAATGGATCGCGGAGCGATCCACTACGATCATGCAAAAACGGGACACGCAAACAACGTGGTGTAAATTCTTCTCGCAATCGTGCGACGAGCACCAACGACCAATCTTTAGGGAACGAGACCATGCCAGCGACAACTCGCAAAGCTAAGACCAACCGAGGAACGAAGACCACGCGGCGAGTTCGCCCAGCGGATACAACCGCAACCACACAACGCAAGCAATACACGGAAGACGTCGAGGATGAAGTCGACGCAGAAGATGTAGACGACGCTGACGTTGAATCGGTCGACACGGAAGAAACCGGGGCTAGCGCCCGTCGGCTCAACGAAGAACAAAGCACAAAGAACAAAGAACCTGCGTTTGACGCAGCCGCCGAACGAAAGGCCGAACGGTCGCGAATCTCTCGCATCATGGAAATGGCTTCCGGTGGCGAAAACGAAGTTCCACAGAAGCTCGTAGAACGAGCAATCAACGAAGGTTGGTCACCCGCGAAAGCCGGTCAACAATTCTTCCTCAACCTTCAAAACCGATCTAGCAAACCAACGAAACAAACCGGTGACGGAGTGAATCGAGCACCTGCCATCCACTCAGTCGAAGGAGCCAGCATCGAGGCCCTTCAGTGCGCAGTTCTACTCCGCGCCGGTTATAAACTTGAAAACTTGACAATCCAATATTCGGCACCGACGCGGCACAAATTTCGTTTGCTCGGTCAAAAATGGATTGGTTACACCGATTCAATGACGATCTCAAGTCGAAAGGCAACTCCGATGTTGAACGCATCGTAGACGCTGGTCGAAAGATGCGACACGATTCGGCAGTGAAGACAGCCGAACGCGTTTTGCGACTTCGCGGAAAACGAGTTTCCGAAGATCCTGAAGAAATGGTTCAACGTGCGTTCTCGGATTCCTATCTGCCACGCGTTTTCACTGCGTTGCTCAACGTCGGTGTGATCGTTGGTTATGCAGAGTACGAAGATTCAACTATCGGCTGGGTTGATTCAGTCGATTGGAACGACTTCCGAATGAATCAGCCTATCGGATTGGATTCCACAAGCGGTATGAAAAAGCATACACGCGGAACCAAGGCGAAACTGGTCAAGATGGCGGACTTCGGCGAACCGTACGCAATCGCACGGTACACCGGCGATCTCGTGTTCGATGATATGGATTTCATCGACGGACGGATCGACGTAAAGTCACGAATCCCGCAAGAAATGGGCCGCATGGCTGCACGTCTCCGACCGGATTTGGTGTACGCATTGCTGCACAACAACCCAACGCTAAGTGATTCGGTCACACTGTTCCACGCTGATCGCGGAAATATCGTTACCGGTGCACCGCTCGACGTTGCTGGTTTGAGCAAGGCAGAAACAGCGATTGGTTTAGCAAAGGTTACGCAGGCCAACGGCAACCCGCGAGCACTCAACCAAATGATGGGGCATGTGATCGTTCCGCGAACACACCGAGCCGCTGCCAAGGTTGCGACAGCTTCCACAAAGGTTATCACCGGTTCGGCGGTAATGGTCGGCGATCTCAACCCGCACGACGGCGAGTACATGCTTCACAGTGACGCACGTCTCGACTTGGGCGTTGAGAATCCAGACAGCGGAATTTTTGTTGCTGGTGATCCAACGCGGTGGTACGGTGCCGAACGCAGCGGAACCAACACATTGCAAGCTGGTTACCGACAAGGGACCGGGCGAGCTCCGTCCATCCGCTCCTATGTTCTCACTCAAGGAACTTGGGGAATGGGTTGGGACGTTCTGCACGACATCGGTGTTGGTATCGTCCAGGCTCGCGGCCTAGTTCGATGCGACGTCGACTAACGTAGTGGATCGCTCCGCGATCCATTCTTAAAAAACACATTATCAAAAACATCCTGAACCGCTTCGGCGGTTTAGTTCGGGGAATCAGGATTGCGGAGCAATCCGCTACTTTCATAGGGTTAAAAAATCATGTCGTTGTTGATCAAAGATTTGGGCGGAGTCGACGGACGCGAAGAATACGTTTGTCTAGCGGAAACACTTCCGGGGGCAATCGTCCAGACAACTGACGGATTGCTCGGCTACGTCATGGGCTCGCGAGCCTATGCGACTGGTGAGAAAGCGCCAATCATTACCGACGGACTTGTATCGCTAGACTCCGCGTCCGGTACGACGTTCTCCGTCGGGGCATCAGTTTATTACAACATGACCACAAAGCTAGCCGTCGCATCCGGTGCACATCCGCAAGCCGGGGGAGCGATCAAGGCGAAGACTAGCGGCCAGTTGTTTGTCGACGTGCGATTGAATCAGCTCAAACTAGCAGCCGGTAGCTAAAGTCGTTTAGCCGGTTGGTAGGTCTCCTGTTTTGCTTGAAAGATCCATGAAAAAAATTTACTCCATTATTGCCAACGGGCAAGTATCGCTTGAGGGTCAAGTGATCGAGGCGGGTGACTGCATCGGGACACTGACCACAGAGCAACCCATTGGCAACGTTCAATCCTTGATCCGTTTCGGAAACTGTTCCTTGCAACCCGTTGCCAGCGAACCGGCGATGGTGAAACGCAAAGCAGAATCGAAGGCGAAACCGCTCGCGACTGAAAAGCCAGAAAGCGAACCGTCTATCGATCCTGTCGATCCTGATGCGCTCAACCAACTCTCTGACGATCTACCGACTCCAACGAAGGAACCGGAGAAAGCCAAAGAGCCTGAACCGGAGTTAGAACTAGACGAGTCCTTTGCAACGCTCGACAAGAAATGGGCCAAGGCTTTGACGGTTCACGGTCTAGCGAATCGCGAAGCGGTAGCGAAGTTTGTCGCGGATGGTAAGGACTTGAAAGAGGTCGACGGGATCGGCAACAAAACGAAGATCGCCATTGAAGCGTGGCTAAAGTAAAACCGTTCTTGGTTCTTCGTGCTTGGTTCTTCGTTGAACCAAGAACCACGAACTAAGAACTAACAACAAAGAACGGCTGTTTTCATGTCCCTTCACTCGCAAAACGTAGACGCAGCACTAGCGAATCACCGCGTCTACTTAGGCGAGTCATCTACGTCCACATCCAAAGTTGAATACCGCGAAAACGTCAACGTCCCTTGGCGATTGGTCGACATGGCCGTCGTTCATGGTGAGTTTCTCCAACGCGTTCAAAAAGGGATGCAGACATCCAAAGAGGTTCGGCGACACGTCTTTTGCGATGCGGCACAGATCACCGATCGATTGAATTGTCACATTCGCATTGGCGGTGTCGGCGGTCAAGTGTATTCGATCTGTGAGATCACCCGCAAAGGCTCACGCATGCAGCTCCATCTAGTTCGTTTCTCAGCGATGGAGACAACCCGACCCGATTATCGTCAACCGACAGCGAGGCGATAATGGGAGTGATTCTAGACCCACTCGAGCGACTCAAGAAAACGTTCTCCGAATGCGTGCACGTCGCAACATGGATGGGCATCGACCCGCCAAACGCCGAACTAGTCGCGGAACGAATCTACCTTGATGGAATCGGAACACCCGATTTCAACGCTGAGACGTTGACACCACAGCAACAAAAGACGCTTCGCCCGTACATTGTGATCTATCCCAGTTCGCAGATGGGGTATCGATTCCACAAAGACGGATCACCCAACTGTTGGCGTGGCCAAGGTTCCGCAATCGCTGTTTTGTCAAATCACTACAACACCGACGTGTCGATCGATGAGCACTTTCGACAGTCGGCAACGATCATCGAAAAGATTGTCAGTTGCGAAACGTCCGGCCAACCTGGATTGATTGAGATGGCCGCGATTGCCGGGTATCTGAATTGTTCAGCAATCGAAGTGTATTTTGAGGGTCGAACACCAGCCGATCAGGTGGCAAACTATGGCGACGCGTACGACGTGGCGATCGTCGTGGAGTATCAATAAACCATGACGCAGCAACTTGAGGCGGGAGAAGTCGGCAAGCGTGCGGATGAGTACGTTCTGCGACTTGATCAATACAATCACCACACGTTTCCGATCGAACTCACATCAGGCACGAACAACACGCCCATTGACGCTACCGGTGCGAGTCTTATTTGGACAATTCGACGGAAAGCCGGTGACGCGTCGCCGTTGAAAACGATAACGATAACCTGGACAGACAGAGCAACAGGGAAAGCGACCGCGAGTGTCTACATTGATTTGCCGTGTGGACCACGCGAGACAGATTTAGCCAGTCAATACTTTCACGAGATGGTTTACGTCGACAGCTTGGGCAACATCCTGACGAGCATCAAAGGCCCCTGCATCGTAAACCGAGGAGCATTGCGACCATGACAATCAACATCAACATCGGCAACCCCCAAGGGCCAGCCGGGCCAGCGGGTGCAGCGGTACCAATTGCAGCCAATACGATTCTTGCCAACGCTACCAACGCAACCGCGAATCCTTCGGGAATTCCTGCATCCACAGCACGAACACTACTGAGCATAAACAACGTTGACAATACTTCCGATGTGGACAAACCGATCAGCACGGCAACACAATCGGCTTTAAATGGCAAGGCTTCCATCGACGCTCCGTTGATAAAAAATCTCAGCCTAACAACAAAGTCCGCTACATCGGGAGGAACTTGGGGACCGCGTGACGGGGCAATCATCGCATTCCTTGGCAACAATGCGTTCATGATCGGCGGTTGGGCTGGTGCAAATTACGATACCGATTGGAGCAGCAACGGCGGTGGAACTACAACCAACCAGATTTACAGATCGACCAACTACGGAACAACGTGGACGCTAGTCAAGAGCCACGACACAACGCCAGGATCAGACCATTTTCCGCAGTTCCACTATCCCGCATGGTGCATGCACACCGTAAGCGGGACAGATTATATCTATCTGCTTACAGGTGATTCGTTCGGGGAGTTTCCTAACGTTGTTCGATCGTCCAACGGAACCACGTGGGAAGTTGTCAACAGCGGGGCTAAGCCTTTCAATGGTGTATTCCTCTGCGCCGCTGGTTCGATCGACGGAAAAATGTATTTAGTCGGTGGGCATACGACTTTAGCTGTAGCAACGGCAAGAAACACGGTTTACAAATCGACCAACAACGGTGTTACTTGGACGCAACTATCAAACGCACCTTGGACAGCGCGAGCGACCAACGATCGTCTCGTTGCGTGGAAGGGTAAACTATGGATGGTGGGAGGATCGATCTACGACAACGACAATAGCTTGAGAACTGTATTCAATGACGTTTGGACATTAGACCCAGACACAGACACATGGGAAGAAGTGTTAGCTAACGGTCTAGCTCCTTGGGAAGGCAAGCAGTTCGCAAACGTATTTGTTTACAATGATTGGTTGTATATCTCTCGCGGCGCAACACTCGCAGGCAACACGACCGACACTTGGAGGACAGCAGACGGCGTAAATTGGAGCCGCGTTGACGCTTTAGAAATGACTGCATCACATGCTGACGGTTGCGGCGTTCATTCTTCCGGCATTCTTTTCGCTTCGGGTAATGGTTGGCTTACTGGTGGAAGTCCAGAAAATGAAGATTCCCCGTCTTACTTTGCGTCCATTGCATCAGAAACCGCGCAAGAGTCGATTGCTAAGGCTGCTCACGAAATCGCAGCAACTTACGATCCAGATTATCGTGGAATTGACAACGATTCCTATACAGAGGGATCGTCACCGCGCGGGCTAACGCCTGGCGCAAATGCAAAGATAAAACAGATTCGTTTTCGAAACAAAGACCAGTACGAAAACGACATTGCGATGATCGGGGGATACGCATCATCTCCAGACGTTAACTATGTGTTTATCGGAGGCGGGTTGGATGCCGACGCAGAGCCTCCACAAGCGCTTATTGTATGTCTAGGTGCAGCCGGTTCGAGTAGCGCAAATGCCGACAACTATCTTGAACTTTACATTCACGGGACCAAGTTCAAGAAATCACGATTTGGTTTAGGTGCATCGATTCCGAATGAAGGCATAAACGCAGCGGTCAGAACAACTCGATTTGGTGCAAACGAAGGCAGCACAACAGAACCTCCCGAAGTTACTGCGGGTGTTGCTAAGGTTTGGAAGCATGTCATGCCCAACCACGGCGGTACGGCTGACGTGCAAGTAATCGGGGCCTATGCTTACAGCGCTAACGACCGAATTGTGTACGTCGGTGGGGGAATAAGTTCTGACCAAGCAGCAACGGTGGTAGAAATCTACACAGGCAGCGGAACTATTGGAACGCTGCGGCTAAGAATCAACAACTCCGGCATCTGGATAGATGATGGTGGAACGATGAAGCTATTGCAGTTAGGAGCGGCAGATAGCGGCGGAAGTGGATACAAGATGTTGAGGGTGGTTAACTAATTCTAAAGATCAGCGTCAAAGAGCGGGGCACAACGCCACGCAAATTCATCAAGCAACACAACGCGGCAAAACGCGTTGGGTTTCGATCAATCGCTGACTACTACCACGCCAAACTAACGCCAAAACGATTCACCAAAGCGCACGGACTCGCGGCAAACTATCGACCGAGGCAAGGGGAAAACCTCACGTACGGTAGCAAAGCTTACTGGACGTCATACACCGGCAGAAAACAACGACGCGGGCACCTGATGCCGCTCGTGTGGTCGGGAGAAACACGACGTCGGTCTAGGATTGCAAATATCATCGTGACTGGCAAAGAATCGCGGGTCAAGTATCAACTCAACGTGTTGAACTTTCATCCAGATTTGCGGCAGGAGTTTTTACGGATGTTGCCAGCGGAGTCGGTGAAGTTGGGGAAAGTGTTCGACAAGACGTACGACACGGAGTTTAAAAAACCACGTTCTTAGTTCTTGGTTCCTAGTTCTTAGTTAAACGAAGAACGAAGAACAAAGCACCAAGAACGGCTGTTCACATTTGCAAATTTGGGACACGTCGTTTGCGTCTGCTAGGATGATTTCGAATCGTCCATCACCTGCCGATCGGAGTTCCAAACTGTATGTCCTCAAAACAATTGCCATTGATCGCGATTGCTGTGTTCCTCGTCGTGCTCGTCGCGGCAAATCTCAGCGGTGTCGGCAATGCCGCTGCCGTAGCAATCAACTACAAGACATCGCACGTCACGCAAGACGGGAACCTACAAAGCTCCATCCCCGAATCAGTCTCAAGCGGATTGGGTGGACTGGCTAACCTCGCACTCGCTCTACTCGTCACGTTGGCCGCGTGGATCTTTCGCGGACTGCATGCAATTGCGAATTGGATCAATGACGCAGTCGTGGCCAAGAAACCGACCGACCCCGAAGACTCAAGCGCGGACTCGGAAACGTGGGAGAAATGCGAGTCGCTTCTGGCCGATGCCATCTTTCGCGGCGATCGACAACTAACGATCATTCTTTGCGAACGAATGCACGGCAAACCCTATCTTCGAGTGAAGACTGAAGGGGTAGAAAATGCCTAAGCCGGGAACACGCAAAGACTCAGAATCACAACCCGTTTTCGGTTGGATTGTCATCGCTTTTATCGGATTCGTCGCGGCGTGGATGCTGGGTGCATTCGATGGCGAGCAACAACGCAAACCGATCGACGATACGGTTATCGATCAGACTATCGTTGACGACAAAAAGGAATCCGACGATCCTAAACCGCAACCGTCTGGAAGCCTCAAGGACTGCGTTTTGTTAGTTGTTCACGATAAGAAAACGACATCCGAAAGCGTCGAGTACACAACGACGATTCAAGACGACACGTTTTGGGACAATGCCGCAAAGGTCGTCAAAGATGTCGAGTTCCTTGAGGACGATGACGAACTGGGCAAAAAGTGGCTAGCGACTGCGAAAGCTACCGCGCCAATCGTTCTTCTCGTGAACACGTCAACGAAAAAGTTGGAATGGTCGATGCCGCTACCAAAGGGAACAACCGAACCGATTGCCAAGAGGTTGAAATAGGATGGACCAACCAAACTTCAAGGTGGAATTCAAAGGGCAAACGTTCTCGCTCGGGTTGCAAATTCCCGACAAGATACCGCTATCGTTCGCAGAGTATCCGCTTCAACAGGTGATGCCGTTGGATCAAATCAAAAAGATCTATTCCAACCCAGGCCGCAAGCACGCGTTGGATCTCTACACGACTCGCAAACAACAGGGCCGGGGGTCTTCATGCTGTCCATACGCGGCGACAACGTCAATGGAAGCCAAGCGGAAGTTCGATCGCAAACAGGATGTCGAGTATCAACCGGAATACCTCTACGCCCACATCAACGGCGGACGCGATGCCGGGGCTATGCTCGACGATGCGATGAAGTTCCTATTGGCCAAGGGTTGTTGTCTCAAACTGCCGAAGCTCTACCAAGATCACACGTTGAACGATTTGACGATGGAGGAAAAGCGATTCGCGGCACAACAGGCGTTGGATTATCGCCCTCTTGATTGGTATCAAGCGCCGATTCGGAACATTGAAACCGCTTGGGCTGCGATGGTGTCGGCGATCGCTGCACGCGACCCTGTGTTGATGGCTGTCCATTGCGGGAACAACTTCTTTTCCGCCGGTCCAGACGGCAAATGCAAACCCGACCGAGGCCCAGGAAACCACGCCGTTTGCGGTTTGGAATTGGAAGGCGTTTTAACAGCTCGCTCGTTGCGAGACATCTCGATTTGGGCAGTGAACAGCCACGGATCGAGGGCAGGCAAGAACGGTTGCTACCTGCACACCTACGACCATTCAGCCGAGCCGGTGAACTATCACCAACACTGTATGTGCCGATCTATGCGATCGTCACCGGATGAACAGATTTCGACTCTTATAGGATAGAAACCATGAAGACGTTTTGCTTTTTACTGCCGTTGTTCCTCATCGCGTTGGTTGGATGCGAACATCAAATCGGACGAACACCAAACACAACCGAAAAGATAGTCGACGTACAGCATGAGCTCGCCGAACTGATCGAGCAGATGAACCAAAAAGAACGGTTCGATGAACTGTCAACGACGCTGGCATCTATTCAACAGCAACAGGAGGCACTAGATTCGCAACTGTCATCGATCGCGAGTTCGCTACGCAAGAGCGACGCGGCCAAGTTCGTGACGAAGAATGATCTAGAAGACGCAATCGAAGTGACAAAGGAGGCGATTTCGAACGCGAAAACCGGAGACGCAGATTGCGATTGCATGTCCAAGTTGGTCGGTTTGGAAAAACGTTTGGAGGCGTTGGAATTGCAGTGCAAAACGCAGGCTTTAGGCTACTCGACCAAGAGCAGTGGATCGACTGGAAGCGTTGCGAGTTCGACGTACAGCACGCAATCGGTTGCGTATTCGGTGCAGTCGTCCGGAGGTTCGACCGGTTCGCTTAGTTCGACATCGACACCAGTCTACACGGTTCAGAATACGGCTATCGATTTGCCTGAACAGACACGCACGGTCAAGGTTGTAGAGCCTAGAACACGCAGACAAGTCACGTTTGCCGAAGTGCCAGAGAACGCAGACTTGGGGCTGTCGGTCCAATCAACGCAGCAATGCTACACCGACGACAACGGCAACCGAGTTTGTCCGCAAGCTCCCGCCGCATCGGTATCGCGTCCGACGTTTGGCAGTCGTCTAGGTCTGGGCTCACGTCTCTTCGGGAGGTAAGCCGTGAAAACGATTGTCGCTTGTTTGTTGTTGGTCGCGTTCGCATCGATTGCCAGCGGCCAAGATTTGCCACCGAATCGGCCTGGCTATGTGTGGGTTGAGGTCGGTTCTCAACCGGCATTTACACCGGTTCGTAGCGTAGTTAATTCCGTGCAGAGTTTTGCGGAGGCGGAGGTAGGCAGACTGGCTCGCGGTGGCGTGGGGTACTATCGCCGCACTGGTGGACATCCGACAGGCAACATGCCGGGGTCGCGATTCACCGGCACCGGTTACAGTTCCTCGCCGAACAATATACCGACGTGCGAACCACGCACGCGAATGACATTGGTAGCCGATGCTGTTCAACGCGGGGTCGATGGCAAGTACTATCGCGTCCGCGCGTGGAAATGATGTTCAAGTACGTTGCGGCCTTTGCAGTTATTTGCTTGTTGCTACTATGCTTGCAACGCGGCTGTGAACGGATTCGCAATGCACGTTGGGATCGTTGGGACCAGAAGAAAGAAGATCGACGCGAGCATCGTGAAGATCGGAAAGACGACCGGTTTCGTCGTGATCAACACCCGAATGACGAGCAACCTGTTGACCCTCACAGACGTTGGATTTGGAGACGACGGGAAGAATCATGATATTGGATTTTAGTATCTTCATCGTGTTGGTCGTGGCTGTCGTGTCGGGTGTTTACACGATGGAGCGGCACAAAGATTATTTTGCTACGTTCCGATGTGTGCACCTGATTCGCTGCGAACCAAGAGCGATGCTTTACGTGATCAACAACACATCGACCGCATGGTGCATGATAGATATTGTGTTGCGAGTCATGACTGTCAGCGAGGCTGGATTTTCGCAATCGCGATGGGCTGTGATTTGGCTAGCCTGGCACTTCGGCAGTGCTATGATTGCGATAGCTCTCCACTGTACAACCAACGCATTACTCAACAACAGATCTGGAAGCAACAATGGTTGTCGATCGTGAGAACTGGGTGCTCATGGGAGTCCTCGGCTTTATGGGGGGAATCGCTTCAAACATCTTAGTCCCTGCACGCCGCGGGTTGTTGGGGTTCTGCGCGGCTGCGTTTCTTGGGGTGTTTTGTGGTTCGGTAGCTGGGATCGTCGCGAGCACAACAGATGTGCATGTCGGTTGGCAGTTTTCGTTGGCCGCGTTTGTCGGTGTCTTCGGTGATCGCATCCTTTCGAACATCATGCGTTACCGTATGGATCACGCGACGCATCAAATACACGTCCACGGTGGACAGACGCAAATCAATCAGGGTGAGAACGTAAAGGGAGATCAGTCGTGAGTTTCAACTTCACCAACAATGTCACCGGTGGCAACGCTCAAATCAACCAAGGCCAAACGGTGAACGCCACACAATCGAACTATGCGGGGTCTACAACACCAACGCAAGTCGTCGAACAAGTAGAACAGGAGTTTAAGAAACTCGCAGACGAGCAATCGCAACAGGTCGAGCAGGATCCAGACGCAGAGCATCACGAGTACACCGACCCAGCACCGGCCTTTGAAGAGTTGAAGCTATGTGCTGCCGAACCGGAGCCTGAACCGGAAGTGGTGGAATCCGCCATGCTGAAATTCAAGCGTGTCGTGGCTGAACGTGGACCGCAGCTCGGCAAGGCTCTATGCAATGGCGTCGTCGCTGGACTTCAAGCGACCGTTTCGACGCATCCCGTCGTTGCTGCCATCACTTCGTTCCTCAAGACATTCAACGACTAACGTGTGGCTAAATCAATTCCTGCCGTTGATGAAGTCGCCGCCCTCACTGCCAAGCTAAAACTAGCCAAGGGTGAGTCGTTGAACAAAAAGGAAACGACGCTCGTCAACCAATACGACGCACGGAACTTTCAAGTAGCAATGGAAGCGTTTTTGACTTCCGTTCCGAAGGGGATCTATTGCGAACTTGCAGGGCGTCAACATAAGGTCGTCGACGATTTCGGTCGTCGATATGACGTGCCGTGTGATTTGCCAGTGATCAATCTGCACGCGGTTATCTCAACGCTGCACTCTCGAGTTAGCGAACTCGCTGCAGTCGCTCGACCGCACTTGGACGGTGACGAAGCGGAGTTGGAAAAGGAGAAACTCAAACAGGAAATCGGCAAACTTCAACGCCAATCGGCAATCCTGCAAATCGACATCGAGAAGCACATGGATCAGCTTGTTGAGAAGACATCTCTCAACAGTGGAATGGAATGGTTGTCAGCGAAGTTGCGAACGTTGGGGACGCGGATTCATTCGGTTTCAGGTCAAGATGGTGTCGATGCGGTCAATGAGTTCTTAGACGATCTAGCAGTGGAACTAGAAAAAGGAGGGTCGCTCCATTTCTGACATCGTTTCAACGGATGAGTTTCTAGGGATTCGCGCGGCACGGTTCGCACCGATGCTTGCGACTGCACTTCGTAACGGTCGCGGTGTCGCTCCACGTCCCTACAAAAAGTGGATCACCGAGGAAGTGAACTTGCCTATGGACGGTGGACCGCACCAGGGCAAGCGGTACCAATTCCGATTCCAACCGATCACGGAACTGTGGGCAGACGAAATTGATTCGGGTCGATGGAACGAGTTCATTTACTCGGGACCGTCGCAGAGTGGCAAATCATTTTCGGGTTACGTGTGCCCATTCCTCTATCACATCTGCGAGCTCAACGAGTCTGTTGGCTTCGGTGTCCCGATGGAGGAAATGGCAAGTGACAAATGGGTAGCGGACTTGAAACCGGTGATGGAAGCATCACACCGATTGAAGAAGCTTTTGCCAAGATCCGGACCGGGTTCCGCGGGTGGAACGATTCGCGATCGCATCGTGTTCGCCAATCGCGCTGTTGCTAAGATCTTGACGGCCGGAGGCTCCGACCAATCGAAAGCGGGTTATACGCTGCGGGTTATCTTGGCCACTGAAGTCGCAAGGTTCTCGCGGATCTCTAAGACTTCACCGGAAGCCGATCCACTAGAACAGTTGCGAGCGCGTCAACGTTCTATCAAGACTCCTGACCGACGAACATATCTTGACGGAACGAAAACCGTCAAGGAAGAACTACCGGCATCCCTTTGGGACACCTCGAGTCAGAGCCGGATTGTAACAGAGTGTCCGCACTGTGGACGTTGGAACATACCAGGGCGGCAAAATCTGATCGGTTGGGAGAACGCACGGACGGAAATCGAAGCGGCAGAAAAAACGAACTGGTATTGTCCCGACTGTGGTGAACTGATCACGCAAGCAGAACGACGCGACGCAGTGGCAGCGGCGAAGATCCTCCACGGCGAACAAGCGATCACGCGTTCGGGCGAGATCGTCGGAGACTTGCCGCGAACGCGGCGGCTGTTCTTCGATTACAACGCTTGGCACAATCTTTTCTTGGATGCGTCCGACTTGGCTGTGGACTTGTGGAGCGCAGCACAAATCGAAAAGGGTACGCCTGCGTTCGAATCGGTCGAGCGTAAGTTGTGCCAGTTCGTTTTCGGTACCGTCTACACTCCACCGGTAGAGGAGATGGGCGACATCCTCAGCGAAACGGATGTCTCTGAACGTCGCGAGTCGTTCCCTCGCGGGATCGCGCCTGCCGATACTCAACACTTGGTCGCAGGTGTCGACGTTGGTGAAAAGGTTCTGCACTGGGTTTTGCTATGCGTTCGTTCTAGTGGATCTCTGCACGTCGTCGACTACGGGACAAGCGACGTCGATCGAGCAATGCCGATGCGTGATGCGGTCGCGTTCGCACTCCACGAACTTTTCAAAGCTCTCTCGGCTGGTGTCGCACTGGAACGCGAGGTCAACGAATCAACGCGAATCGGTTTGCAACTTTGCCATTGCGACTCGGGGCACTTGCCAGAAGTCGTGTTCAAGGCTTGTAAAGCCTCGCCGCCGAACATTGATTTCATTCCGATACTTGGACGCGGACGGACACAAATGGAAAAGCGACGCTACACGGCTCCGTCGCGAAAAAGCAATCAGGTTCGCAAGATCGACCCAGACGGACGTTGGCATTTGTCGAACGTTCCTCGAGCCAAGATCCAACAGTTGACACTAGACGCGGACGCGTACAAACTGATCGCCGATTCTGGATTTCGCACCGAACCGGGAAAGCCTGGCTCGATCACACTGTTTTCGGGGCCCGGCAACGTACACCGAACGTTTGCAAAACATCAAATCAACGAGCAGTTTGTCACGGAAGAAATCCCAGGTCAGGCTCCCGTTTCCAAGTGGACCGAGATGGGAGCCAACCACTACAAGGACTCGCTAGCATACGCCGTATGTGCCGCCACTCGCCTTGGTTGGAGTCCAGTTTCCGACACCGAGGCAGACTCGAAAGCAACTCCGACAGTCTACGAATAGGCCCAAGAAGGCCCTCAAAACGCAGGAAAACGGCTACTTACTCGACTATTTTGGCAATGGCGTGCGCTAAAAAAGCGTGCGATGATTGGGCTACGCCC